CCACACAGGGGGTACGGGGGTCCGGGGGGTACTCGTTGCTGTGTCACAACAACGGATTTTGTGCTGTTCGCACGCCCAATTCAACCCAATGTGAAATCCTGAGAGCCAGGATCATGCTGGCCCATGGTGCCATGGCACAGCACATGCCACACATGGTGTGGCATGGCATGTCAGCCTGGGTCCAGGCAGTCATCAGTGCAGCCACACTCAGTGTCTGTGGTGCACCCCTCAGTGGCCCACGCCACCATGGCGGCTGCCCCGGCGATGCCGAGGCAGACCGCCAGCACGAGGCTGGCGATCCTGTTCATCAGCCCACCCGCTTCATGTGCTTGGCGAAGTGCTCGGCCAGCTGGCGGCCGAACACGAACTCCGACATGCCTTCGCAGGCTTCCTCAGCCAGCCGCTCGCTGAGGCCCTGGGCGACCAGGTCCTCATACACGCGCTGCAGGTTGATGGGGCGCGTGTCGGCGATGAGCTCGAACACGCCATCCTCGCTGTACGACTGGCGCAGGCCGTCCAGCTTGAACTTGATGGTGGTGGGCGCCTCGGCCGCGCAGAGTGCGTCGGCGACGCCCGGGTGAACTTGATGCTTTGCCATGATGTTGGTCCTGTTTGGTGTGGTTCAAAAAGGGGGGCTTGCGCCCCCCTCCTGTCTTACTTGCGGCCCTTGCCCTTGCCCTTGGCGCCGTCGCCGGTGTCCTCGGCTGCCGTTTCGGCCAGCTCCTGCTCCGTGGTCTTGGGCTCCTCGGTCTTGGGCTCCTCCTTGGCCGGCTCCGCCGCCACGACGGGCGTCAGCTCCAGCACGAGGGTCTTGTCGGCCTTGAGGGCCGTGAACGTCGCCTGGGTGAGCTCGATCCACTCCTGCCGCTCGGCGTGGGTGAAGTACACGAAGTACTTCATGCCCGCCGCCTTGCCCTGGCCGGCCGTGAACCGGCAAGTCTGCGGTTCTGCGCCCGCGTACTTGAGCTGCTTGCGCGGCTCCGACTCGCCGAAGCTGTTCCAGGTCTTGGGTGCGACCTGGTAGCTGTAGGGGCTGACCTGCCCGATGATGGTCATGTTGGCATTCACACTGATCTTGGCCATTTGGCACTCCTGTTGTGCGGTCGCCACCTTGGCGCCGCTGAAGTCTATTATACGCCAAACCGCCTGGGCCCACGTTACCGTTCGTCGTTGCTAATCGACCGTTCGTCGCATAGTGCCTGGCTATCACGTCCAGTGTCGTGGCGCCACCCCCATAGGCGCAGCCTATGGCACATGCCAGACGAACGGTTGGTTTCACCAGACGAACGGCGGGTGGGGGTGTGGTCAATCAGGCGCGAACTTGGATATTGACGCGTACACAAATTTGGTGTGACAGCAACTAAGCTACGGGTAAACCCTCTAACTCTCAACCCAGCCCGAGGCGTATAATCGCTGCTCATGGCTGATGACGAAGAGAGACCAGTTGGGGGTCTCGCAGAGCAGGTCTTAGGCACATCCGAGCTTGAGATCTCCAAGGAATTGCTGTCCCTCCTGTCCAGGGACATGCTCGGTGATGCTCTCCCACCCCAGCTCCGTACCAATAAGGCTGCCCGCGCTTTCGAGCAGGCGTTTGAACTGATTGGTGGCGTGCCTCGTCTTGCCCTGTGGGCCGACCGGAACCCATCCAAGTTCTATGCGATGTTCTCCAAGATGATCCCCTCCACGGTGCAGGGTAACATCCAAAAGGACATTAAGGTGACGATCTCGTGGGCCTCCGACCAGCGCTTGTCTTATCAGCGCACTGCTATCGACGTTGTCGATGCGACTGGTGTTGTGCTGCCCGAACAGCCTGACCAGACCCACTAATGCTCTCCTACGTCCCCAGGGAGCAGTTCCTCCCCTTCCACAATCGCCGCCAGCGCTGGGCCACCCTCTGCACCCACCGGCGAGCTGGTAAGACTGTGGCCCTGGTGAACGACGTTGTGGTGGGTTCTCTCCAGTGCCCATTGCGGAAGCCTCAGCATGCGTACGTTGGCCCCACGTTCACCCAGGCCAAGAGAATCGCGTGGGCGTACCTCAAGGACTACGCAGAGCCATATTTCTCCAAGCCCCCGTCTGAGTCTGAGCTGAAGGTAACTCTGCATGGAGACAGGACTATATATTGCCTGGGCGCCGACAATCCTGATTCACTGCGAGGCATGTACCTTGACGGGGGAGTGGGGGATGAGTATGCGCTCTTTCGCCCATCTGTATTCACCACAATTATCCGGCCTGCCCTCTCAGATAGAAATGGTTGGTGGGTATTCGCCTCCACCCCCCGTGGCAAGAACTTGTTCTGGCGGCAATACAAGGAGGCGGTCGCAAACCCCCAGGAGCACTATGCCTTCCTGCTGCGGGCCTCAGAGTCAGGGATAATTCCCCAGTCTGAGTTGGAGTCCCTCCGCAAGGACATGGACCCAGAGGAGTACGCGCAAGAGTACGAGTGCTCATTTGACGCTGCACTGAAGGGTGCTATTTACGCATCTGAGGTGAATGACGCCTTTGCCACCCACCGGGCCGCCCTCAAATCACTGTACGACCCCAACCTCCCCACCCACGTCGCCTTTGACCTGGGGTTCACTGACGCCTCGGTGGCCATCTTCTGGCAGGAGCACAAGGACGGCACCATCCGCATCGTTCGGGTCCATGTCACTCAGGGCGTTGACATCTTTGAGCACATCGACCAATTGCAAAAGCTCTCAGTCGAGCTGGGTGAGGTGTGGCTCCCCCATGACGCCCGCGCAAAGAACCTCCAAACAGGCCGCTCATTGGTGGAGCAGTTCCTTGCTGCTGACCTGCGGCCACAAATCGTCCCCAATCACAAGGTCCGCGATCGGATCGCTGCGACCCGCAAGCTGTTCCCCCGCATCCATTTCGACATTGAGGACGAGGGCGTCAATGACCTGCTGGAGGCGCTGAAGGGGTACCATCGCAAGTGGGACGAGAACCTCCTGGCATTCTCAGATCAGCCCGAGCATGATTGGACCAGCGACTACGCTGACGCATTCGGGTACATGTGCATGGTGGCTGCCCCACGCTTCGGTCATATGAAGGGTGCCGTCAGCGACCCCCGCAATCGTCCCTCCAACCCCAAAGTGCCTTTCTTGGAGCAATTCCACCTAGAGGGGCTGTTCGCAGACAATGAGGCCATGATCGCCGCCCAACGCAGAAGGATACAATAGCCATGGACTCCCTCCCGAACGGCCCAACCATTGTCTCTCCTGACGATGAGTCACTGACGCCGTACAAGCGGTGGTCGGTGGAGGTCCAGTACGCAGAGAAGGAGCTGCTGAAGTTCTTGGAGCGTGGCCGCCGTGTCATCCGCAGGTACGTGGACGAACGGGATGCCATGAACTCGGCCGACAAGTGGTTCAACTTGTTCTGGGCCAATACCAACATCATGAAGAGTGCCCTCTACGCCAAGATCCCTCAGCCTGAGGTGAAGCGGAAGTGGGACGACTACCAGGACGACCTGGCCCGTGTGGCGGCCCAGATCCTCCAGCGATGCATCTCACCGGACAAGGACGACCCCAGGGACCAGTTCGACCCGGTGATGGAGCATGCGGTCGAGGATCGCCTGCTGCCTGGCCTGGGGACAGCATGGCTGCGCCTGGAGACGGACACCGAGGAGGCAGAGATCAGCATCAATGGCTACGATGCAGGCTCTTATGGCACGCCCCAGCCCAATGCCGGCTTCCCCACAGACACTGCCCCAGACGAGCAACAAGCCTTGGCCGAGTCCAAGCCCCATCCCGAGCCTGACGCCGACGACATGCCTGGCGCCCCTCCTGGTGCTGGCCCTGACGCGCTGAACGAGCCACCGCCTGGCACCCCTCCTGCCCCTCAGCCACCCCCGCCGCAGGTCATCAAGTACCAGCGGATCACGGACCAGCGCGTCTGCATTGACTACGTGTATTGGGAGGACTTCCTGTGGTCTCCCTGCCGCGTGTGGGAGGAGCGCCGCTGGACCGCACGTTGCGTGTACCTGGATCGTGATGAGCTGAAGAAGCGGTTCGGTGAGGAGAAGGGCGGCAAGGTGCCCCTCAACTACCGGCCCACTGCCCTCAATCAGACGCCTCAGGGCATCACGCCCAAGAACGAGGCTGTCCAACGCGCCAAGATATATGAGATCTGGGACCGCGCCAAGCGCCAGATCGTCTGGTGGTGCAAGGACTACCCGGAGCTGCTCGACACCAAGGACGACTTCCTGAAGCTCGTCGGCTTTGAGCCCTGCCCGAAGCCCATGTTCGCCAACACGACGAACAGTAATACTGTCCCCAGGCCAGACTTCTACATGGTCCAGGACCAGTACAACGAGCTGGACACGATCAACAACCGGATCTCCATGCTCGTCCAGGCGTGCAAGGTGGTCGGTGTGTAT